GACATCGGGAGCAGAAGCAAAGCTACCTCAACTCGTTACATCGGCGTGGCTTGCAGAACAATATGATGTTACACCCGAAACAATTCGCAATTGGGTGAAGAAGGGAATGCACAAGGTTGGATTTGCAAAATACGACCCAAGAGATTGTGCTGCATGGATTAAGAGGAACGAACGAGTTGAAGGCGCCAAACAATACAAATTAGGCAAATCCAAATATTCCAAGGAAGAATGGGATTTAAGAAAGGCAGCCGCTATTACATTACAGGAAGAATTGCAATTGGCAGGTAAGCGTGGCGATGTTGTTTCCATCTCAGTAATCAAAAGTGAGATAGACGGAATACTTGAAGGAATGAGATTGCAGCTGAAATCCATTCCAGGCCAATGGGCGGGAGCTATACTTGGGTTGGAAACCAAAGCATTGGCACAAGATAAGCTAAACGGCTTAGTGGATGAATTGATGGAAGTTTTATCAAAGCCACCGGAACTACCTGATTTTGAGGAGTTGGAACGTCTTGAACAATCTTTAGAAAATGAAACCGAATAACCTAAGTGAATCACTACACCGACCATTGAAAGCCATTACAGAAGAAATGGAAGAAATCAAGATAATTGAAGAATTCTTCTTTGACTGGTTTCCGATTCAAGGATTACAAATAAGAGGAGCGCACATTGAAGGTAGTATCTACCGATTGGCGAGAAAAGGTAACACGAACGAGCCCGAGCGCATATAGCAATTTCGTTGCTACAATCACAGACTCTATAAGACAACATCTAACGCCACCGCCACGTCTGGACGTAGCGGATTGGTCTAATGAAAATAGAATACTCAGCAAACTTTCAGGACCAGAGCCAGGCCCGTACAGATGGCAACGGGCTCCCTATCAGCGTAAAATGCTGCAGGTAGCTGGGGATCCATCTGTCAGTAGAGTTGTGTTAAAGATGGCTGTGCAAACAGGAAAAACTATAGTGATGGAAAATGTGGTTGCATATTACATAGCAAACGATCCGTCACCAATCCTATGTGTTATGCCTGACAATGGTGAGGCTAAGAAGTGGAGCCAAACAAAACTGGAACCGATGATTGCTGATAGTCCAGTTCTTTCCGAGTTAATCAAATCATCCAGAGCACGCGACTCTGGCAATACTCAACTAAAGAAGATGTTTCCAGGTGGATATATCATGATGGTTGGTTCCCAATCGGAAGCAGCATTCAGAATGTTGAGTATTCGGATTCTAATGTTGGATGAAGTTGACGCATATCCAGTGGATGTGGAAGGCGTTGGTGACCCAATTAAACTGGCTCGTGGCCGATTAAGTAACTGGTGGAACAAAAAAGAAATCATGTCGTCAACGCCGACGATTAAAGATTTGTCACGAATTGATGAGGAATTCAATAAGACAGACCAACAGCATTTCTATATCATGTGTCCTCACTGTAAACAATTCCAATTGATTGAATGGAAAAACATGGTCTATAAGAATAAGGATGGTGAAAACGATCCATCAAGTGCAAGGTTCGCATGTCAGTTCATAGAAGAAAATATCGAAGACGATGAGTGGTTGAAAGACAACCATTACTATGTGAAGCCAGATACAGACTTGAACAAACTACGCAAGACATTAAAGAAGTGTGGTAAGGAATCATCTGAATCCAAGAAAGGATGGATGTTAGAGCATGGTGTTTGGGTTGAGCATGTACCTGAAGCAGTAACGCCTGGTTTCTATCTTCCATCCATGTATTCGCCTTGGGTATCGTGGGCGGAATTGGCAGAGGAGTGGACTGAGATTAGAACCAATCATGAACGCATGGTATTCATCAACAGTCGGCTCGCTCAAGCTTGGGAGAATTTGGACGATAGGATTGAACCGCATGATTTGGCAGAACGAGTTGAACGAGAAGAATATGATGCTGATATTATACAACAGACGAACATCGGCCCACAATTGATTCAGCATGGTTGCCCAACTGGCGTAGGCATCCTTACAGCGGGAATTGATATTCAGGAGCAGGGCGAGGGTAGAATAGAAATAGGCATTTGGGGTTGGGGCATTGGTGAGGAATGGTGGCATGTAATGTCAACCATATTACGAGGCGATGTGAAACAAGATGATGTGTGGCGGCAATTGGCAGAATTCATTAGAAAGATAACATTCCCTAATGTGAATGGTGCATCGGTTGGTTGTCAAGCTTGGTGCATTGACTCTGGCGCAATGACTGACCGTGTTTATCGTTTTGTGAAGTCAATGAGAGCAGAAGGATATAATGTTATCTCAGTTAAAGGTGCAAAGGATGTAAATGCTTCACCGTTGCCTTCTCAACCATCACTGAACCGTTTGCATAATGTTAACACATTCCATTTGGGAGTGAATCAGATAAAGAGCCTGTTGGTTCCACGAATGAAGTTTGACCCACCTGGGGCTGGCACCATGCATCTTAGATTGGGAACGACTTTGGAGTTCATGCAACAGTTGGCGTCAGAACGAAGAATCGTAAAAAGAAACAAAGTATCTGGTAGACCATATCATCTTTGGAGGAAGAAGAACAGTCATGTGAGAAACGAACAATTTGATATGATGGTCTATGCTTACGGAGCATATCTGTTGAGTAGTCCGACAATTCAAATTGACATACCAGACTTAGTTCAACGGATTGCGACAGCACAACCAGAAAAGCCAGTGAAGGAAGGCGATGAACCGAAAGAAACTGAGCCTGAACAACCCGAAATGGGATATGAAGTGCTCCGTCCAGCACCAAAAAGAACCAATATCTTCGCGGGAAGCTGGTATCAGGGGTGGGGAGATAATAGAAGATGACTTAAATTGAGATATTATAAGAAAACAGACTTCAAACACTACTTATAGGGGACAATACCTTAGTAATTTGGAGTCTTTTTAATGCCAATAATTGAAGATACATCTGATAAAGTGCCGCAGTCTTTGACGGCTGGTGATACAAGAACGTGGTCTATCTTAAATTCCAACTTTCCCGCATCAACACATACAATGATTTACTACCTTCATGGTCGTGAAGCTACATTGAAAATCACCGGTGTCGCTAATGGCGATACTCATGATTTCACTTTGGATGCGAATAAGACAGAAAATTGGGTTGAACAATCCGCATATTATGGTCTTGTAGCAACAATCAGTTCTCTTAGATATACTGTTGAACATGGTTCTATTACTATGTTCGCTAATCCTGCAAAGAGTGATGCCGGTAAAAGAATACGAGATATAGAACAGGACATTGCAGCAATCGAAGCATTCAAGTCAGGCCGAGCAAAGAAAGGTGTCATTCGTTCATCTGGTTTCGGAAGAAGTCTGGACAAGATGCCATTAGAAGAAATTTTGATGTTGGAAACTAACCTACGCATACACCTAATAACATTGAAGCACAGCTTTGATGATGTACGAAGTGTTATCCGGATCGGAATTTAATCATGAAACTATTTGACAGATTTAGAAAGCCGCCAATTGTAATGCAGGCAGCACCTGCGCCAGAAATCATATATCGGAACTTATACCTTCAGGCGACGTGGGATAGAACCAAAAATGCGTGGTATAGATTCGTCCCAACCGATGTAAATGAAGAATTTGAAAACAATATTGAAAACCTCAGATCATTGTCACATAGGCTATCAGTTGAAGATGTTTACACTAAACGATTCTTGAGCAGCATCAACACAAACGTAATTGGCCCGAAGGGAATAATGTTCAGCCCACAGAACAGGCGTGGCAAGGTTCTTAGCGCTGGATTGAATGAAAGCGTCAATCGTGAATTGATAAGGGCTAAGAAATTATTTGACAGAGCTCCAACAGTTAGCAGAAAGCAGACAAATGTTGAATTTGTAGGAACGGTTCTTAGAACGATTGCTGAAGATGGTGAGTGCTTTATCAATATTGTCATTGATAAGGAACTTAATGAGACTGGATTGGCATATGAAGTCTTAGATGCTTCGTTGTTGGATATACGATTTAATGGGAAGAATCAAGGCCGCAGAATCATTCAAGGAATTGAACTGGATAAGTTTGATCGTCCCGTAGCATACTGGTTCTGGAATAAGCATATTAACTCACGCCGTGCAGCAGGCAATCGTAAAAGAATACCAATTCCTGCGTTAGATCTTACTAAGCCAGGGGTTCAAGGCGGGATACTTCATGTGCATTGCCAAACCAATGATAGAGCTAATGCTCTACGTGGAAAGCCATGGGTAACACCAGCAATGAACTTCTTGGCACGACTTCAAGAATATATGGATGCTGAATTACTTGCAGCTCAGTTGGGAGCGTCAGCGCCTATCTTTTTGACTTCCGATCCAAAAGATCCAACTCCATATGTCCGAGACCCAATCGTTAATACATCAGCGGCCATTAATGCAACACCCGCTACTGGACAGGAGCAGCGTAAGAAAGCACCATTACGACAGACAATCCAGTTTGAAGCAGGAACTTTCGTTAAGTTGGCGCCAGGCGAAGTACCAGTCGCGCCAGACGTTCGCCGTCCAAATGCACAGTTGGAAGCTACGGTAAAACAATATGTTCGTGGAGCAGCGGCTGCACTTGACTTGGCATATCCAACACTTGCTAATGACAACTCAGATGAAACCTTTGCATCAGCCCGAATGTCTGTTCTAATTGAACGAGATCATTGGGTAAAACTACAAGGGTGGTATGCAGGCGCATGTCTACAACCATTGTTTGAAGCGTGGTTGAGAGCAGCAATGTTGTCTGGAACAATTCAGTTGCCAACTAAGAATCCAGATGACTATATGGATATTGAATGGAGAGGCCGCAGATGGATGTGGGTTGATCCTCTACGTGATGCAAAGTCCAAAGCAGCTCAAATTGAAATGGGCGTAACAACTATCACCGAAGTCGCCGAAGAGCTCGGTAAAGACATTGATGCGGTTATCGCAGAACGTAAAGAGGAAATCGCTAAGTTTGAGAAAGCCGAAATTCCAATAGCTCTCAACAATGTCATAGGCATGGACAGTGCCGACACGAACGTTACACAAGAACCGCCGGATGGTAGCAGACCTGCGGATGATGAATAATAACTTACCGTCTACTTATAGTAGTCACTCAATGTTGGAGTTAAAGTATGCATGAAAAGCAACTAAAACTGATTCGTAAGAAGATGAATAGGCCAAGACATCGTAACTTTACGATTGAGGTTCGCGCTGGTCACGATAAAGACGATGACAAGAAGGGTAGAATTTCGTTTGCTGCAAGTAGCAATAACCCAATGGAAACTTTCGTCATGACCGACGACTTCATGGGCAGAGCATTTGAAGTTCTGTCTCATAAGAAAGCCGATGTAGACTTGACTCGATTTGACGCTGGCGCAGGTCATTTCATTTTGGATCATAATCCAACTGGTTTGAACAGTAACCTTGGCGTTATCGACAAGGCTTCTGTTGATGGAAAACGATTGAATGTAGATATTAAATTCAATCCACATAATCCTGATGCTGCCCAAGTAGAAGATGAAATGAAGGATGGTTTCCGTCCAAACGTATCAATCGGATTCGTTCGTGATAGTAAATCAGCAAAGATGGTCGGTGAAAAAGATGGACTTCCAATCTTTGAATTTGGATTCGCACCACATGAAGTAAGTTCCGTACTTATTCCAGCAGACGCCACAGTTGGTGCCGGCCGTTCTGAGGAAGAATTACTTTATCGTGAGTTGGGTCTGGATAAGAACGATGCAGAACATCGTGATCTTGCATCAGCTCTATTAAAAGAAATGAAGACTGTGCAGGTCGATGCGCCAATGATTGATTTGTCAAAGCCAGAAGTGGCTGAAGCTTTTGCAGATGCCATTAAGGAAGTCACAGATAAAGAAAATGATGATAAGTCTGAGGACGCACTACTTATTATTGACACAGATAAAACCAACTCGGCAAGGAACTCAACCGGCGCCGATTCTAACGAATCTCCTGAGGAGAAAGTAATGAGTGAAATTAAAGACAACGAGTCAACTCCGGAAGTTACCGCAGGAGCCGACAAGGACGTAGCACGCAGAGATGTTGAAGCAGCTGTTCAACTATGTCGTGATGAAGGCAATCTTGATTTGGCAGCTACAGCCGCATTAGATGGTTGGAGCCTGGATTACACCAGAGCACGCCTGTTTGAGGCACAAAAGACAGCCCGACAGGTTGAAACTATGACTCCGATGGAAGCAAGCACTAAGGAACAACGAGAGCTTAACCTTCCATCAGCAATGAGAAAGTTCATCGTTGACCATGACAGTTCGCCTGTTAATGACCTTGGACGTGAAATTGCACATGCATGTGGTATGGTAACCAGCCCTAACGCATTTTATATTCCAATCAACAGAGCACTTGAACTCCGTGCCGGACTTCAGACATCCCCAGCAGCACAGGGTGGTAACTTAGTTGCAACGACTTTCCGTCCTCTTGCAGATACTATCTTTGAGGCTTCAATTGCAAGGGCATTGGGTGTTCGTTTCGAGCAGGTTGATACGACTCAGCAAATCCCACGATGGTTGACTAATAATGTAGCAACTTGGGTTTCAGAAGATAGCGCTATCAGTTTGAGTTCAGGCTCGCTGGCTATCGTTACAGCAACTCCTAATCAATTGGTCGCACACGTTCCTATCACGCCTTTCTTGGGCGTTGCACAGGCCGGTGGATATGATCCAATTTCAAGTGTGTTGGATAACATGGTTGATTCATTGGGTGAGCAAGTTGAAACCGCTATCTTCCAAGGTGGTGGAACAGCAGAGCCAACAGGTCTGTTGAATGATACTGGTATTACTAATATCGCCAACACTACCGCATCTCTTGACGTTTATACGAGTCTTTGGGAAGCAGTTAGAACTACTGGTTCGATGGCAGCTGGCCCGTTTGTTGTATCAATTGATGTATACAGACGTGGACTTACAGTGATTCCATTTACTGGAACAACTGAACCAACGATTAAGGCAACGCCAACGGCCCAGTTCTCTGGTCTTACGGCAGTCGGAGCGGTTCAGGAATCAGGCCATATGCCAGCTCAATCAGCACTTTACGGTTCGTTTGATACCGTATTGGCAGCTAACTTCGGAGTTATCGAAGTCAAGCGTGACGAGAGCATGCAGGCAGCTAACGGACTGGATGTTCTACGAGCAAGGTTGTTCTTTGACCTTGTGGCTCAGAACCCAGGCAAGTTGGCGATGGATTCAGGTTCAGTTAGCATTACTGGATAACTAACAAACTAACACACATAAAAAGGCTGGACTCTCAGAGTCCGGCCTTTCGTGTATCCAGAACCGTCTATAACCTTCGCAAGAATCTACTTATAGTTAGAATTAAGAGATGGGAGCATTATATGCGAATCATTCCAAATCAAAAGTGTAGTTATAAAAGAAAGAACTTTGAGCCGGGCCTTTGTTATGATGTAACTGATGCCTGTGCTAAGAAACTAATAGAAACTGGCAAGGCTAAATT